TTCCATAAAGGAACCATAGCAGTAGTCATAAAAGACATTGTAGGATTGATTACATCACAATCCTTTATACCCTTTGCTTTTAATAAAAGATCCTGACCAGCAGTATTACTAGTTACTGCTACAGCATACTTAGCACCAACCATCTCAGCAAATTCTTTTTCAAACTGAGATACTTTAGGTCCTTTACCCCACCATCCACTCTTAATAGATTCTGCTATTGATGCTATCTCTTCATCACCTCCAAGAGGACGAAGAACTGGCAAAACCGAATCACGTATTTTCATATAAGACAATTCATTAACTATATTATAGCATATTTCTCACATTCGTCAAAAGATTTTCCATTTATATCCTTATCAGAAAGAATAGGATCTTTAGTTGGCCAAGCAATATTCATTCCACTAGAATTCCATAGAAGTGTTCTATCATACTCTGGATAATAATAATCCGTAACCTTATATTCAAACTCTGCTGTATCACTTAATGTATAAAATCCATGTGCCAATCCAGGTGGTGCCCAAAGTTGTACTTCTGGTCTATCTAATACTGTTGCGAAAGTCCTACCAAACGTAGGAGACTGTTCTCTAATATCTACAATAACATCATAGATTGCACCTTGAGTACATCTAACCAACTTCCCTTGAGGATGTTCTATTTGATAGTGCAATCCTCTTAAAACACCTTTAGAAGATTTAGAATGATTATCCTGAACAAAATCAAATGATCCAATATTATTACCAAATACCTTTTCATTAAAAGACTCCATAAAGAATCCTCTTTTATCTTCAAAAATATTATTGGTGATAATAAATGCACCTTTAATATTTGTTTCTTCTGCTCTCATACCATTCAATAGTTTTTTTCAAACCTTCCTCAAGTGTATGTTGAGGTTTAAAGGCTACTGTATTTTTAATTTTAGCATTATCAATAGCATAACGCAAGTCATGTCCTGGACGATCATCAACAAATTCAATTAAATTCTCACTAGCACCCATTAATTTAATAATCATTTTAATCAAATCTATATTTTTAACTTCACATTCTCCTCCAATATTATATTTTTCTCCAATCTTACCACCATAAAAAACATCTAATATCCCCTTACAATGATCTTCAACATAAATCCAATCCCTAATATTCTCACCTTTACCATAAACAGGTATCTTTTTATTAGACAATATATTACAAATGGTTTTAGGAATTAACTTTTCAATATGTTGTCTTGGTCCATAGTTATTAGAACAATTAGTAATTGTAACAGGTAATCCATAAGTGTTATGATAAGTCATAACAAAATGATCACTCGCTGCCTTAGATGCTGAATAAGGATTTAATGGATTGTATGGTGTAGTCTCAGTAAAAGGTGGGTCATCATATCCTAGTGCCCCATAAACTTCATCTGTAGATATATGATGAAATCTTTCAACATCATATTTTACTGAAAGATCAAGTAAATTGACTGTCCCAATAATATTAGAATCAATAAAAGGATATGCATCATTAATTGAATTATCGACATGAGTTTCTGCCGCAAAATTAAATATAAATTTAGGTCTATATTGATTAAACAATTCTTCTAAACGACTCTTATATGCCAAATCAACTCCCTTAACAGGAAAATCTAATGGATATAAATTATCTACATCTCCAGCATAAGTTAACTTATCAAGAATAACAACATCATATGGTTGCATACAATGTGCAAAATTGCTACCAATAAATCCAGCACCGCCTGTAATAAAAACTGTCATAATAATTGTAAATCTTTAAGATAATCTTGATATTCTCCTTTTGGATATGAATTAGCAATAGACACCAAATCAGAATCACTTATCCATCCATTTTTAAATGCAACTTCTTCAGGACAAGATATCTTATATGATTGTATCTTTTCTAAATTACAAATTAAATTAGATGCTAGGAGAAGAGAATCAAATGTTCCTGCATCAATCCAAGTCATTGTTCTGGTTAAATTTTTAACCATCAATTCCTTATTATTTAAATACTTCTTACACAAATCAACCATTTCCAATTCATTTCTTTTAGAGGGAGTAAGTTGTTTAGCATACTCAATACATCTATTATCAAAAAAATATAATCCAGTTAATGCTCTATTTGATTTTGGGTTATCAGGTTTTTCCTCAATAGATAATACTTTTCCCCTATCAAGATGTCCATCCTCACCTTCAAATTCAACCACACCAAATCTGTGAGCATCTTTTACTGGATATGTTAATACTGTAGCACCTTCATTATTTTGACAGTCTCTCAAAATAAGATCTAAATTATTTCCAAATATAATATTATCACCCAATACCATACAAACATTATCATCACCAATAAAATCTTCAGCAATTATAAATGCTTCTGGCAATCCATTTGGTTCTTCCTGAACCCTATATCCTATAGATACCCCAAAATTAGATCCATTACCTAATAGGTTATGATAACTATGCAAATGATGTAAATTAGTAATAATTAATATATCCTTAATGCCAGCAAGCATTAAAGTAGTCAGAGGATAATAGATAAGAGGTTTGTCATATACATTCATTAATTGTTTTGATACAACAGAAGTTGCTGGAAATAATCTAGTTCCTTCACCACCAGCCAATATAATACCTTTATAAGTCAAAATGATTTCTATCTATATTAAATGAATAAGCAGTATCTAATCCACCATCCCAAGGCTTTCGATCATTAATAAGTATCCTTTCACCTCTTGGTGTATCGTATATAATTTTATCATAATATATTCCATTGTCAAGAAGACACTTCTCAGCAATACCCTTAAATTTAGATTCTCTTGCAGTTATTATTAATATATAATCATCCCTTCTAACATTCTTTTCATAAAATTCTTTAACACCTGAAAGTAAAGTATCAACACCTTCTTTATATCCATTATGAACTACTAAAGTTCCATCAAGATCAAATATCCAAGTTTTTACTAAATCGTCTAAAGGGAAATTGCTTCTGTCCATAATTGACATCCTCTATAAAATGAATACAAAATAGCATCAATATCTTCCTTCACATAACCTGTAAGAGATAACCAAATGGACGCATGTAATATTCCCATCTCTCTCTTACTCATACCAGACCTTTCAATAATATAATCAGAATATTCTTCATAACCATTAGATTTTATTTGTAAATCAACCTGCCTGTTATATATTCTAACTCTATATTTTTTAGTATTGATAGAATCATAATTACCAAATGCTGAATAATAAAACTTTGCCCAATCATATCTTCTATCTCCATATATTTCAGTACTACCAAAAGATCCACGAGGATCTATAAACCATATATCATTATTAGAATCAACTAAAGTATTACTAAAAGTAACATCTCCATGAATTATATTAAAGTATTCTTGAGATGCTACAGATTTAATAATACGTTCAAATCTATCTTTATTGTAAAATGGATTAATACATTCCTTATTATTAATTATTATAATATCATCATCAATAAATCTAACAATATCTTCAACTTCCATAACCCTATTATACGCTTTAGTATAATATACATCAATCATATCCTCATAGTTTGATTCAACTTTTACCAGATTATGAAGAGAATCTAAAGCATCACAATAATTTTCGATTATATTTTTTTTGTTTTTCTTAATATTCCATAAATGTTCTCCATTTATCCTATCCATTATGAGAGGATTAATAGAATGTATTGTAGGAATATTTTTTAATCTACCACCAATTGCTTTATACCAACTCTTTTCTTTCCTATGAACATCATCATATCTAGAATCAATACATTTTTTATAAACTTTATCACCCTTTATCTTAACTTCATTAAAAAATCTATGAGTAATCCTTTTAGATATTAATCTTTCATATCTATCTTTCTCACCAACCTCAAAACATTTTTTAAGATAGAAACTATCAATATCTTCTGATGTATAATCATCACTTAGAAATCCTCTAACTAAAGACTTATCTATTTTTAAATTATTAAATCTTTCCTTATCTTTAAAAACAAAAAATCCTGCAACACCTATTTCCGTTGATGCTTCATTTATAAATTTATTATTATCCAACTTCCAACGACACTTAAATGTATCAGATAATCCTACAAGTAATTCATTATTAAAAGAGAAATTTAATTTCTCCTCAAAAAATAAATCTGCCCAAGTTAATATAAAGGGTTCTTTATCTGGAATTAAACTAACTGCTTCAGTAAGTCCACCTGCAGTACCAATCTCATTAGTCTGCAATACATTATAATTATCTCCATTATAAAATACATTCAAATATGTCTCTAATACATTAGACAAATAATCAGCAATTATAATAACCTTCTTATCCTTATATACATTTAAAGTATTAACAATAATTGGAATATCATTAACAGGAACAAGACATTTTGGTTTATTCTCAGCAAAACGTCCCATACGAGTTCCTTTACCACCCGCCTGAACAATCACATATTTTATATCATCATTAGTAATATTCATATCTTTATCTGCCCTATACTACCACCAGGATGATTAGAAACAAACTGTTCAATAGTCAATTCTCTAATAGATGAAATCTCACAAGCAACTGATTGCAAAAACACAGTAAATACTGCAATAGAACAAGTAGGAACAATATTAAGATGATCTGCTTCTTGATCTACATGCAAATCTATATCCATATAAGAATAATCAAGTGACTTATTATTCGGATTAGAATGAATAGAAACTATCTTACAATTTTTATGTTTCACATGATGCAAAAAATGTATTAACTCTTCTGTATTACCACTCTTTGATATTGCAATTATTGTATCTTTCTGATTTATTACACCCATATCACCATGTACACTATCAACAGCGTTAATATAAAAACAAGGTAATCCTATAGATGAAAATGTTGACGCTGCTTTTGCAGCAACATGACCATTCTTTCCAATTCCAGTAAAAAATATTTTCCCTTTAGTATCTAAAAGAAGATCTACTAAATCATATACCTTCATAGAATCTACATTATCCAAAGAGTATTGGATTGCATCTATATGATCTTTAAAGAAAGAAAGTACACTCATTCAACACCCTTGTAGAGTTTTACAGAATCCTCAACCAAAGAAGTATTATTTACAATAGAATCTGAAACTAATCTATTAATTGCTTGAACTAATTTTGGTCTCTTTTGTTTAAAACAAATATCTATTTTTCTTTTTAATGCACCTAACTCTTCATCAGATGATGCTTCTTGTGCAGCATCTTCTAACATCCAAGTACGGATATGTAAGATACAAAGTTTCTCTACAACCTCACCAAGATTATCAGTTTCGGCAAAAACTATATCTGGAAGTTCACCTTTTAGTAAAACCTCATTAACAGTATCCTTTATAGATTCATCAAATAGTTTACCAAAATTATTCATATTCAATAGTTGCATCTTTTCCATATATTAGCACCGTATTGTCATTAATGTCAACTTTATTATAATCAACAAAACCCCAATTATCTTTATTCTTATATTGTGATTGATTATATAAAGTATCTCTTGGTGGTCTATCACCGTGATATATGTGATAATAAGGTGCTTCTAAGAGTTTTAATTCTTTACCATTTAATTTACAACACCACAATATTTCACTATCCATACTACATTGATGTAAACTTGTTCTATGACCCATTTCACCTTCATTATATCCAGTAACAGTATTCATCACATTCCTAGAGAACATAGATGCATCACCAGACCATAACCCAATGACAGGATCTTGACCAAGTAAATTATGATGTATAAGATTTTGGTATAAATCAAGAACTTGTTCGGGATCACCCCACCCATTCAATGGTCCTGTCAAAACATCACCGTTAGGAATTATTCTAGGAGATGGTGATGGAGAATCTCCTAATGAAATATCACCCCTATACCTTACTCTATAAAAATAATTATCCCTATCTTCATTAGTCAATTCAACCTTAATCTTATCTAATAGATCTTCAGTTAACAATATATCAGAATTGGTTACAAATATAAGTTCCCCTGTAGAAACTCTTATACCAGCATTCTTTGCAAAGTATTCATAATAAGTTGTAGGATTTAAGTTTTCCTCTACTACTACACTATTATCAAATATGATATTTTTAACTCTTGTATTTGATAAAGATTCTTTTAACTGAGGATGTTCATACAGATACTTTTCATCTATAGGATTAAAATCCACAACAATAACTTCAGATTCTAAATCACAATTATCTAACAAACGTAGATTTGTATCTAAAACCTGATGTAATCTTTCTATGAAATTTTCACCATAATTATCATCACGTCCTCCAAGGACAATACTTAAATCCATTACTAAATCATACCCATCTTGTAACTGTTAATTCTATGGAATTATCATCCATCTCCCACTCTTCTTCTACTTGGAATCCCATTTTCTTAACTGCATTATGTACAGTCATTCTAGCATACTGTTGTGTAACTTTATCCATAAACCTTTCCACTGGAATAGGTTGATTCCAAGTTTCAAGATCAGCAACTAATTCATACTCACCTGTATGTGGATTCATACGAAAACCAACATCCCTTGAAATAGCAAGTTCTGCTTCTACTGTTTCATGATTAATACCATGAGAACCAGTAACTCTAAGTTCTTGATCTTCCACTACATTATATTGTAGAAGTTCTAACGCCTCTTGCAATTCAGGTTTATTCCTGATTTTCGTTTTTATTGTGCTGAAATGTGACATTTTCTATTTTTTGATGAAGATAGTATTCTGGTTTATGAGTTACAGCAATAACATTGCCTAATTTTTTTTCTATTGATTCAGTAATATCCTGACATTCATTACCAACGACACCGATAACTTCTTCAGCAACAGTGCCATCTTGTCTGATAGTGAACTTAAGTGTTTGTTGTTCTGGCATAATTAGAATTGTTTTGGATGGGTTACTACATCACCGTGGATCTCACCTATATCATCGATATGGGCGTGATCAATCTTCTCAATATGTAGGTGCTCTAGTGCATTAGCAATTCTTTCAAGTGCTGATGCTATTCTAGTGAACTCTTCACTCATCATCATCCTCCTTTACATAACAAGGTACACCATCTGGATCTAACCATTTGGTGTACTCAAAATCTTCAATAGCTTGCATTAACTGCATACCATTGTCACAAAGATACATATCCTTATATCTAGGAGAATACCTTCCCATCTTCTGGATACGAAAATCAGGTTTACCGTTTTCTAATGTACCTGCCTCAACATAACGGTATGGAAACCGTTCCATAATAACATTCATTTATTATACCTCTACTGACGCTAGATCTTCAGTAACGCACTCCATTATTGCGTTGTAATCAGCATCTGGATCTTCTCCAGTTAAATTAATTTCTTTCTGATAATACCTTACAAGTTTCTTATATAACTTTGGATGTTTGACATCAAGAAAAATTTCTTGATTTGCTGCAGCACGTAATGTGCTTATGTCTTTCTTGAACTTTGAGGTAAGCGTCATTGCTTTGAATTGTTTACGTAACAATTATACTGGACTTACCTTATCTAGTCAAGCTCTTGCAATAATATCACCATCATCGTCATCATCATCCTTCAATTCATCAATACGATCCTCTAATGATCTTAACAATGGATCTTTAGATGGTGGTTTCTTAAAGTTCACTACCATTAACTCATCACCAGGTTTAACTTCTGCCATTTCTGGATGTTGAACTCTGGTTACATATCTTGTTCCTTCATCAATATACTGTTTTCCACCTAACTGTGAAGCAGCAGACCATCCTTTAAATATTAATCTTACCGCAAACACCAATAACATTAACCAACTGAATATAAAAATTGCAGCCATTATTCCTCTGTGGGTAAATTGAAAATAACTAACCAAGCAATCGATAAAACAATTATAAAGAATACTCTTATAGAACTAGGTGAAGTATCAATCATCTTGCACCTACACGGGGTTCACTATCGGGTACTTCATGCGGATCCATTTCTCCTTTTGGTAAATAAGCAAGTTCACGCATTGCCCTAACTGAGGGATCACTTGTAACAGAAGTGGGCAGTCGTCCAAGAGCGACATTATCAAAGTTGAGTGAGTGCCTATCGAATGTAGAAAGTTCATATTCCTCCGTCATACTTAAACAATTGGTAGGACAGTATTCTACACAGTTTCCACAGAATATACAAGCTCCAAAATCAATTGAATAGTTTCTTAGTTCTTTTTTCTTTGTTTGTTTGTTCATCACCCAATCGACTACTGGGAGATTTATTGGGCATACACGAACACATACTTCACAAGCAATACATTTATCAAACTCGTAATGAATACGGCCTCGATAACGCTCAGAAGGGATAAGTTTTTCATAAGGGTATTGTATGGTGACAGGTCGCCTTCTCATATGATCAAAGGTTACTTCTAACCCTTGCCACATATACTTGGCAGTATCTCTAATTTCTTTTAAGTAATTAAAAACTGCTTTCATTACATTGGATGAAATAAAAGGTCTGGGAAGAAGTAATTAAACTCAATAAGAATAACTGCTGTAATAGTCAACCATATAGTTGCTACAACTGGTGCAGACCTAAACCATTTTGTATAAAAGATTTTAAAAAGTGAGTTCATCGTTTTACATCGTGAGCACAACCATCACCTTGATAATCATCACTATCATAATATCCGTTCTTTGTTCCAAAGAAGATTGTTAATCCTACGAATGGAAGTGCTGCTAGTATCAGGAATGTTTCTAAAATCATTAGCATTCACATAGGTTAGGGTGTTCACCTGTAGCACAATAGTTTGCTGGATCTGCTACTTCTTCACAAGTGTATGAGTCTGGTACTCCTGGATTACTCCAGTTGATACTACCCATACCTGCATTAGTGCATCCAACTAAGAGTGGTGCTAGTAATAATAGTTTCTTCATCTTCTTAATATTTTTTGTAATGGAACTTGCTTTATCTTATCAATAACATCAGTCTCAACTCTTTCTGTGACTTTATCAATTATATTTACATCAAGATGCATAAAGGGAGGAATGATTCCCAATATTCTAAGTAATCCATCAACAAATAATGCCAAGCAAGTAAATCCAAGAATCATACTAATTACAGTTGCCTCTCGATTATGCTTTGCCATTGATGCTTCATCAATTGCTCTTGCCTCTTCCACAGCCGCACGAATCATTATATCAACTTCTTCTTTAGTATAACAAAGGTGAGGAAGGATCTTTTTAATTGCCTCTTCTGTCATTGTATCAGTATGAACTGTTTCTATATCTATTATATCATGTCATCTCGTGAACATGGTTTAATGGGCGTTTACCCATCTTTTGTTGTTGCTCTCTTTCCAAATCATATAGTTTTTTCATCATCTCTTGCTTCTTTTCAATATCGTCAAGTTTCTTATGAACGTCCTTAAGTTCAGACTCTATCGATCTGTCAGTCATTTAAGTTTTAAAATGCTTCTCTCAAACCTCCCTGCTGTGTAGAGGATGCAAGTTGTTGATTTGAGTAAAAGTATTTATCTAACTTCAAAGTCTAACTTGCGTATTTTACGCTTTCTTCTCTGATTTTGCCACTCAAGATCTTGATCAGTTAATCCTTCATTTTTCTTCTTTGATGAATATGAAGTCAGCATAATCACTTCTCCCATATCATTCGCAGAGATAACATCACCCTTAATTGTGGTCATATTAGAACAACCACAACATACGGATTTTCCAGCAGCACTCTCCAATTCCTTCCCACAGGAACGGCACCTTACTCTAATTGTTTCCATTTCAAATCTTATGTCTTACACAAAGTCTTTTCTTTATATATTATTTTCCAATCCTCTCAACAGCAGCACGAGACTTTTCAAGAATGTCACCTCTTAAAGGAACATACCCTAAAACAGATGCTTTTTCTTGATACTCTGTACTCAATAATTTTGATAGAGTTTCCTTTACTGCTTCAGTTTTCTTACCATTACCTGTCTCATATGCAAGTACCCAAGTCAATGTAGCAATAGGATATGCACCCTCTGCTTCTGGATTTGGATCTGTACCTGCTAGATTCTCATCAAGGGCAATTCCATTCAATGCTAATGCACCTGCCTCTACAGATGGTTTAACATACTCACCATTCTTATTCTGAACAGCAGCAGCAACAATTTCATCTTTAACATAAGATTGATTTACATAACCAATAGAACCAATAGTAGTTCTAATACTACCAGCAACACCAGCATTACCTTTGTTTCCTATACCAACTGGCCAAGGAACTGACTTACCTACACCTAGTTTCCACTTCTTACTGAATGAATTCATTGAGTTTGTGAATGCAGCAGTCGTACCTGAACCATCAGATCTGTATACCCAAGTCATTTTCTGATCATCACATCCGACCTGAGACCAATTGTTGATCTCGCCAATAGCAACTTGAACTGCTTGCTCTTGTGTAAGTTTTAAATCACAACCAGGCATATTATAACCAAAAGCAATCGTGCCTCCTGTCATAGGTATCTGGACTAATCCTCTTTTTGCTTTTGCTATATCACTTTGCTTCATAGGATCATCGGATGCTCCGAAGTCCACTGTTTCATCAAGGAATGCTTTTCGACCTGAACCACTACCAACTGCTTGATAGTTTACTCTATGTCCTCCTTCTTTTGCGAAGTCGGCAAACCATCTACTGTATATTTTAGATGGGAAAGATGCACCTGCTCCTGAGAGTCGTGTTCGTGCTTCTGCACAACCAGGTACTGTGAGAGCAGCAAGTGCTGCTACTGCGATAAGCCTTTTCATTTGGATCCGCTTAGGGCATTAATATCTATACATCATAGCATAAAAAAAGACCCCCACTGTGTGGAGGTCTTGATCCATCTCGAACTAGAGATATTTAGAATGTGAACTTAGCACCGATCTTAGCAGCATAGTCACGAACTGTGTCTCCAGAAGCGTCTTCGCCGTTAGTAGCACCAGAAAGCTCTGCATAGATTCCTAGATCTTCAGAAACTCCATAAGAAGCACCAATCTTACCAGAGATTTCTGTCTCTGTATCATCAGTAGAATCAGCATGGTTTAGTGAAGGACCACCTTGGATGTAGTAAGCAATCTTTCCTTCCGCACCAGCAGTACCTTCAAATCCAAGATGGATATCAGTACCAGTAGCAGAGTAGTCTCCATCAGGATATGAAAGGTTGCTTTCAACATTCACGTAAGGACCAGCAAAAGCTGCACCAGCGAGAAGGAAAGGAGATGCTGCAACAGCAGCGATTGTTGATTTGATTGACATGATTGTATTTAAGTATCTCGCAAGAAAAAACCCTTGCGGATGATAGAATCCCCGACATGGGATTCTTTATTACATCTACGCAGGGTTACGATTCTTTCGAGTCCTTTGTATGATTTATTTATCATAACATAAGTTTACATTATGTGTCAAGGTTCGGTTTTCATCTCTTAACTTGTGCCCAATCCATATCAAAAAGATATAATCCTCTATCTGTTAGAACATGATTATACATTTTTTCAAATACTGATGGTGGTAAAGTAACTATATCACAACCTGCTGCAAAAGAATCAGAAACAGTTTTAACATCACGAATAGATGCTGCTAAGATTTCTGTTTTCTTTATACCTTGTATTGTGTATATGTCACTAATACTTTCAATAAGTTCTAAACCTGAAAATGAATTATCATCAAGCCTACCAGCAAATGGTGAAACATACTTAGCACCTGCTTTAGCAGCAAGAATTGCTTGTGATGGAGAAAAGATCAACGTAACATTAACTTTAATAAGATCTCTAGTAAGTTCCCTACAAACTTTTAATCCATCTCGTGTACAAGGAACTTTAATAGTTGCCCAATCTTTTCCAAACTTACGAGAAAGACGAAGTCCTTCTTCATACATTGTGGTGTAATCACCAACAACTTCCATACTTATATCAGGAACACCCAATTCAATTAATTCTTGATAAACATCTTCTGGATCTCTACCACTTTTACGAATTAAAGTTGGATTGGTTGTAACACCATCAATTAAATTTGTAGAAAAATGCTCCTTAATAGCATCTGTATCAGCAGTATCTAAGAAAATTTTCATATTAACTTAGGGCAGTATTAACAGCAGTTTCATCAGCATCTGGAGTAGCAACTGGCATAGAATCTAAAGGATTTTCAGGTGGTTGTTGTTCAACAGCAACTATTTGCTCAAGATATTCAATAACACCTTGTACCTTTAGTGCAGTTTCTCTTTTTGATGCAACCTGATTATTCAATTGTTGAACCTCGTTTAAAATCCCCTGCAATTGCTCCTTTGCAGATTCTAAATGAGTTTGATGTATGGTAGATTGTGTCATATTTTACCAAATTTTTATTATATATTATAACATAAAATCTTAAAATTTTCTTTTAAGTTACGAAATGCTAAATAAAGCTACACGTAAGAAATACTCAGGGTATGAAAAAATTTCTACCTATTGTGATGTTATTGATGACAGGTGCCGTGGTAGCACCAGCAAATGCTGATTTAGTTCACCGTTTGACTACTTCTACTCAGCTCAACGTAGATGGAGCTGCAACTGTCGCTAACCGTGTTGGTTCAACATATGCTGTAAGTGGTAACAATATCAAAGTGGCATCTGCGGATGATCATTTTGGCAAATTAGTTACACCTAGTGGTACTGCAGCCGCAACGCTTGATGCTGGTACATACGACATTAACACTGCGGGCTCGGCTTTCAGCTTCTCGGAAAGTTTCACTTCAGGAGACTCTGTAAATACTATAGGTTCTGGTGTAGACGTAACCAGTGGTGTCGTAGCAGATATGCCAGCATATGGTAACGTTACCACACAATCTGGAGGCGTTGCTGGAACCTTAGCGGGTACAATCACTTCAGCAGGTGTAATGACAATAACAGCTGGTGGAGCTGGAACTTCAGCTACAGGACAATTTGTTTCAGAAATTACCGTCAAGTAGGATTCATATATATTATGAAGAAACTCCTAGCGGTGTTACTGTTACTTAATGCAGGGACTGTTGTGAAAGCAGTTCCCGTGGTCCCTAATTTTACCCAGGGATCAATGACTAGCCATACAGAAACAACGTCAAACGTGACGGAAACAATTAATTCAGTGGATTTTAGAACAGGATGGGAATACACAGTGACTGGGGTAGGCATCGACAACAACGGTGCACCATTGAACCCCAACGTGAATACAACGACAGTTCAAGTAAGTCCTACAGTGGACGGAACAGGAGAAGTAACGGGATCAGTAACAAGTTCATTCGACTCATTAGATCTCTCAGGCCAAACAGCATTTACAATACACAATCCTGGAGACGCATTTCAATTTACCCAGACATATTCTGGACCAGGAATGACAAATCAAACAATAATTCAAAGAACAACAGTAATAGAAAGCATAACCGATACAACAAGTACCTTTACACAATAGCAACTTGTAGTAGTCTTTTATGTCCTAACGTCGCACTAGCACAAGGCGTTGGTGGTGTATCGGCAACTGCAAATCCAATAGCTAACTCATCTGGCTCGGTAACTAACCAAGCTATACAGGTCCTCCAGGGGCCATACATAACTAACACCTATGGTGGTGGTGTTAGTTGTCAAGGTAGTACGTTTAACCTTACACCATACGTACAGTTTGCAGATAGTAGAAAAGATCCTTGGGAAGATTTTTATTATGAACCCCAATATGATATGACAGACTTCACTGGTAAAATTACAGAACAAACCACTACCGTAAAAAACTATCCTTGGGAACCTTGGTATAACACAACAGTAAGAAGTGACCCTGATGACCCACTCTATGATGTAGATGGTGATGGACAACCCGATAGATGGTGGGAAGATGGTGTTCCTATGGAGATTACTGTAGATGTAGATGGTCCTGATGGTATACCTGATAATCCTGGTAAACAAATCTGGCAGAAACCAGTTCGTACTGATATGAAAGCGAACCAAAGTCTTAACTTAGGTTTATCTGCTACTCTTTCTATACCACTCAATAGAAAAATGGTACGCCAATGCCATGAAGCAGCACAAGCACAAAACGATATGGCAACTCAACTAGTTGCTAACAAAAGATTAGACTTTGAGATCGCACGTCTAAAAAATTGTGGTGAATTAATGCAGAAAGGTATTATATTCCATCCTCGTTCACCTTATGCTTCTATATGTGCTGATGTAGTAGTAACACAAGCAAAACCTGGTTCACTTCCAGATCATACACACCAATTAGGAAATACTACTACTTCTTCTTCTCAGTCTTCTTCATCTTCTTCTGATACTCCTTCTCAAAATTCTTTGGAAGCAAACCCTTCTTCTCCCGATACTGATTTGTCCTTATCTCAGAAGCAGTTGGACGGTAAGGGGTTTTTCCGAGGGCTTTCTTTACCTTGGCAGAAACCTTCTTCACAAGAGGCTTTATCACCTTCAGGAGCAGATCTGCTAGGGGTTTGGCAAGTAGGGCGGATGAAGTCGCAACAACAGCAATCGTCGCAGTCGTCGTCACAATCTGAGGACTAGGTAGATACTTTTCAACAAATCCTACATCCTCATATAAAGTAATACATACAGTTTTATCCTTATTCCATTCATGTCCTGAAACCTTTTCGTTTCCACTTGTAGTGTAATCACCTACACGTAGATCACCAGGTCCAGGACATTCTTTCTCTTCACTAGATTCTGGTAAAGTTGGTGCTCCTGGTGGTGTTGGAGGATCTGGTGCATCTGGTGGAGTATTCTCTTGCGGTTCTTGCTCAGGTTCTTCAGGAACTACAGTAGTCCAAGTTAAACCGCTATATTGATAATCAGGTGGTTCATAATAAGGCATACCAGAATCACACAAGGTAGTATTACCTTTAGGATCATCATCCACAAGCATTTTATTTTTTGATCTCTGCTTTAAATTCTCTTTATGAACTTTGACACATCCAGGCATATCCACAATGGGTTTACCTATCTCTACAACAACAGGAACTTCAGGAGGAACTGCTTTTGGTGGTTCATTCATCCATACACGATTATCTGCAATATTTAAATTTCTTATATTAGAAGTTCTAACATTAAGAAATTGAACTCCTCTAATACCCACTCCTCTAATACCTACATTTGGTATTGATGGATTCTGCGTATTAATATAAGGAATCATGATACTTTACCACCCCATTCAGAATTAGGATCTAATCTGTCCATATAATTAAATCCAGAACCTGGTGGGTAAATATATTTTCCATTCTCATCAAAGTTTGGACCTACCTTCTTTGCAGGGTATGTGGGATAAGGTCTTTTCCCTTCTCTCATCTCCCTACCCTTTCTTCTTCTTAACTGATTACCAGTTTCATGATCTTCAGGCATAGTAGGCCAAGAGGATCCTAAGATCCTTTTAATATCTTCTTTAGTGTAACCTTTAGGATGCATTTTCTATCACATCTCCATCTGGAATAAGATTTAAATCACCTACTACTCCACCAATAACAATAAAGGCAGTGAGTACAGCACCTGCACCCCAGACCCATTTCTCTAGTGCTCTGATCCTTTCTCGTACATCTTCATTTAATTTAGTGATTCTCTCGTCTGTTCTATCAATTCTCTTATGAATCAATTCCATTCTACGAGTAGCATTCTCAAGAGTACTATCAAGAACAGCAATCTTTACATCTTGTTCCGAATCCTTTTCTGTAATGTCAGTCATTACTTATCTTTCCAACCACCTGCTTTTAACCAGTTGTTGTAATGTGGATTGTCCCAATTATCACTAATCTCATAAGAAGGAATTACAACCTCTTGGATGTATCTTCTATTTTCTTCAACAAGTTTTACTTTGGCATCTATTTGAGCACCCCACCAAACTGCTGCACCTAATTGTGCTGCTAAGAATGTAAGTACTGGGATTGGAATGTTTTTCATTTTTCTGCAGCGTATAATGCGAATGTAGAAGTAGTTATAACAGTCATCATGTTAGCAATGTGTTGCTTTACATCTGAATCACATACCTTACCAGGCATAAAACAACCAAATATAGTTGCTCCTACTATTGCCAATTGAAAAAAGATAACAAACCTTATAAGGTCAATGACCCTATCCTTACTATCTTTGGGGGACATTATTCCTATAATCCAATTGGGGTTCTTTAGTTGTAGGAACCACTGGACCAGTTGTAGTAGGAACCAATTGCTGAATCCTTTGATCTATGTATGGAGCAAGTTCTGCCATCACCCTTTCAACCGTAGCATCTCTTCTTTTTTCTGGTCCTTTATTAACCTTATCCATTACTTGATTTCCACCAACAACACTACTGGTTCCTACTGCCAATACGGTTGCTCCTGTTACTAATGTATCCTTAAGTTCCATTATACCTCCTAATATTGATCGTTTGAACGATCCCACTCATTAAGTGCTTCTAATATAGTTCTTTTTATATCTTTTCTCTTTCTTTTTCCTATACCCAAATTGTAATGAGTATAGTATAGACCAATAACTACAATTAAAATTACTATTATATCAACTAAAGATAAAGTAATCATATAATAATTACTCCTATAACTAACCCTTTAGCAAACGCAAGGCAAAGCATTTGATAATCAGTCAATTTAAACTTATCCTGTATCTTCTTTGCCCATTTCTTATCCCATTCAACTGCTTTATTAAAAGCATCTTTTGGATTAAAATTCCACATTTTTTTACTCCGTTAGTGTTCCAAATGATCTACGTATCTCACGTAGTGTTTCAAAGTCTTTCTGTTTTGTACCTCCATCATATGCCCAAGCATACCCCTCAGTAATCATTTGTTCGTTAAGCGACAGGTTTGAATCCCCGATATAAAGCCACCCAAGAAGACGACCATATTTACCGACCCCACCAACAAGTTCAGTCCTAATAGTAAGCTCATCATCACCGTCAATAGTACTTTCGAGCTTGTCTTTAAGCCATTTAGTTGCGTCAATACCAAGTGCTTTCTCCTCTAAATCTCTAGTTCTCTTCTCTGGAGTATCCACTCCAGCAACTCTTACCCGTTCTTTCTTGAATAAATCGAATCCAAGATCGATTAGAACATCTATCGTATCCCCGTCTAATACCTTGACTATCTCTGTTACTCGGAAATTGTAACAACTCTTCCGACTCGGTGGAACCATCGCTCCCATAATCTCCCCACTCCATTTCTTGTAGTGAGTTATTTATCATCTCTTCTACTGGAGTCCTAGTTCTCTCCGACTCCCAATTCCTCATCTCCTGAATTGCCGTGTTCGGATTCAGAGGAGATGTGACTATGAACATTGTTGTTAGGATACCAGTCATCATATTTAAATATCCAGTATATTGTAACACATACTCCTACAAGAAGTATAGCTAATAAAATATTTATTGACCAAACTACCTCTCCCATTTAAAGGACTTGAACAACTCCATAACAATCAGGTATCTCACTCATCAATTTCTTTTCTATGCCTTGCTTTAAAGTCATAACACTCATAGCACATGTCTCACAAGCACCACCTAATCTAACCTTAACAAAGTTAGTTTCATGTTCTATTTCCACAAATTGAAGGGATCCACCATCTGCTTCAATATAAGGAACAAGTTCTTCTAGAACCTTTACTACATTCTCTTCTGTTAATTCCATTATATACCTTGATCTTTTTGACGTTGAAAAAACTCTTTCAATGATGACTGCAATTGACCTTCATTTTCCTGTGGATCTAATTTATGATAACCATTCCTTTTTTTCCATTGATTATACATTGCTCCCATCATCCATGATTGAGCAAGACTCTTAGGACCTTCCATCAATAATTCTACCTGCTTACCTGTATGGTAAGGTATAGATTCTTCTCTCCAATTGGAGTCATCGTAATTTTTTTTCATCCTTGCCAAATCATATCGGGCATTGCTTGTTGCCCTGGTCTCATTAAAAATAGTAATATTCCATAACATACAAACCATATTATATTAAATAACCAGGCTTGTCTCCAAAAATATTTTCTCACACGCATAGCAATATCTACTTTCTTAACTGCTACAGGATCATATGCATTACCTATTTGTCTTAGGATCTGCTCAATAATAAATGCAATGATTGTACCTATGACCAATGGCCAAAATACAAAATTTGCAAAAGACATTATTGATATTAGAAAAGTCATTTTCCAATTAAAGTATACTAATATTATAGCATACTTATTTATTTGTGATGATATCTATGAGGATTTCTTTCTGAATCTATTGACATGAATCCTATAGGTAAAAATATTACCCAACTGAATAGTGCAAGAGTATTCATATTCTCCCCTATCCATTCTATTAAAGGTCTAAGCATATGCCTGTGCAGCAAGCCACACTGATAAACTTAAAGAGGTTCCCATGATGGTGAGTCTACTCATCCACCACATTATTTCATGTTTCATAATTAACGTCCCATTGGGATACCTGCTGCCATTAAACGAGAAATATTATCTATCTCTTCACTAGTGCAGTAATCAATAAAATGAGGATGCTCCTTTAATGTAGGAACATCCTCTTTACTATGTTGTATTGCCTCATATGAATCTGTAGCGTACTCACAGATTTCATAATGATTCTTTTGTAAGTCGTGATAACCGACTGTGTAATGCTTTTGTTGCGTTAGGGGCATGATTCTTTCAATCCCATACTAATGTTATTTATTATACCATATAGGTATTTTTACGCATTAATATGTGGACTCCAACACTATGTTAGTTAATCATCATCGTGTGAATGTTTTAACTTTCCAGACATTTCATATGCCTCTTTATTTCCACCATGACCGTGAGCAATTCCAAGTTCGTGCATCTTTGCGTGTTCATCAATAGGATCTCTCAATTCTTTCTTGCCACCTCCTACTGTAAGATATAATCCCCATCCAACTAAACCAAAAAGAACTAGACCAAAGAATAAGATAAATCCTTGATCGGGAGTAAGATTTAAATGATGGATCATAGGTTGTTTCTCCCATGTACCAGGTAAATTATACACTGATGGAGTTGATAAAAAAATCATTTCTTTTTAAAAATTGAACTAATAAAAATTTGAAGTAAAGATTTAAACCAATTACCTTCTAGAGTATCAAACATATACATATTCAATCTAAAAGCATAATTTGCTTCCACTATTATAGCATCTGCTTGGTGCTGATCTATAGGTAAATCATTAAGAATTCCCCTATATCCCGCTTTATATGCTTTAGGATCTTCTATTTTTTCAAACTCGTAAAATTTGAGACCTTGCCCATTCCCCAATTCCATAGCTTTTTCAGCAATTCCCTTAAGGATTTGACCCCCTGAGAGGTCGCCCAAGTATCTGGTGTAATGGTGACCAACCAAAAGTTCTGGTTCATTTTTTGCTACCTCATGAATACGGTTTACATACCTCTCACACGCTTCTGACGGTTTAATGAGAGATCTCCAAATAGGTCCATAGTAATATCTAACATCCATTTCTAATGCTAATTTTCTTCTCAGATCTGGAAGATCCAAACATCCAACTACTGGATGATCATGTAGTTTACTAACTTCTTCCTCTAAAGCAGTATATACAAAATAGAAATCACTAATTAATCCCCTATAACTTTCTTTATTCACAACACCCTTTAAAAAGGATTTTACAAAAGCAGTGTTTTCTGCTGCTGAATGAGATTTTTTAGTTCCTTCCTTTAACTGCTTTGCAAAATTATCAACAGTCATTATTATTCCTCCAAATCTGGAAGACGTGGCTCTACCCAATGTTCAGTATTATCAATACCAGCAGCTTTTACATATCTCATAATATGCTCATCTATCTGGTGATAAACTGGATGTAGATCTAAATCCATATTAATATCATGTGCAATCTGTGCTATCTGCGGTTCCGTAAAACAATGATCAGGATGCAAAAGATCACAACATGGAATACGTTTCTCAATTAATTCATTAAGATTGATACGTATTTCATAGTCTCTATATACTGGCATTTTATCAAAAAATACAATGCTAAAATTATCTATAAACTATTCTATCACAAAAACTTATTTTTGTCAGAATGATTACATTTTAAACGTTTCTGTTGAATCGTTATCTGTAGTAATCTTAATAGGTGCTTGCTCTATTCTAATTGTTTGAGTAGGAGCAGTTGTAGCAGACTTAGCAATAATTGCTTCTATGTCTTTTGCTGTAACAGGAGGAGGTCCACCATTACCACCATTACCATTACCATTCATCTTCATAGTACCATCACCTTTTTTAGATGCGGTCTGGATTCCAAAACTAGCTAAAACTCCCGTAAAAACTGAAGCTATGAATGTTGGGTCAATTTTCTGTTGTGGCACACCTGGAATAGCAACATAATTTAATGTCAATATTCCACCGCTCCAGGCAAGGACAGTAATTCTGACCATTGTGGAGATGATTGCTGCCTGTTCTTCAGGGTCTGGAAGTATAGCATCCTTTACTTTACCAAGGACACCCTTTTTCTTCTCTTCAACTTGTTCTTCAACAACTTCTTCCTTTATTTCTTCAGGCATAAGAATGATAGTAACTCATTCTATTTAGAAATTTGGTATACCAGAAGATGGAATAGATGCTGAATTATCAGGAGCAGCAAGATCAGGAGTACCTATAGGAAGATCTCCACCAAGTCCACCACCCATTGATCCCATTACTGCTTCTATTGCTTGCTGCTTTACATTATCAATAATAGCATCCTTATTTACATAAACATATGTACCAGCACCAATAATACCTGCTAATCCTACAGCAGATACTGATGCTAAAACATTAGCAATAGTATTAAAACTGATTGGACATTTCTTTTCTGACATAATTTTTCTCCAAGTAATTTTTATTTATCAAACTCACTACCTTCTCCAATATATTCAAGAGAAAGAATATCATGATCATCAGCATTAGGATTCAACCATTCTCTAAACTCTTGACGAATAGAATCTGCTTCCATAATATCTTCATATGTTCCCAATTTACATAATACATCCATACGATGTATTGCCCAATCATAATTACGTCTCAGAGTTTTTTCCAAAGTTTCCATAATCTTTACGCATATAGCGTCCTAATATATTGCTATTGTAATACGCTGGTTCTCCATTGTCAAGAGACTCTTGTAAAACATTATTGAGAAATAACTGTTTTGTTTCTTCATAATTTACATCTCCGAGCCTGGAGTGTAAGGAGAGGATTTCTCGTTTGAACGCTGTGTTTCCAAGAAGCTTTCTATCTGTATTAAGCTCTTCAGAGCTTCCATAGTATCGCTTCCAGTCACTCTCAGACGTAACCCGTCTCTTACCACCTCTAGGTTTACGCTTTTGCCAGAAGTATTTACGTCCGATGTATTGCTTACCAGTTTGAAGATTAGTAATCCTGTAGACGAAACCGAACTTATCGTCAATATCGTCAGTAGTAAAAGTTGCACCCTTATAGGTCCAGGGATTTTCATAATCTCCTTCAACCACTTTGGTCTCATTGGTGGTTTCCATCCCATTATCTTTATAATATCTAAATTATATATTAGTCTTATAGAGTCTTAAAATTTGCCCGAACGCTTACAAAGCGATTTTACACACATTTGAGACTAGTGTCAAGTCCTTGATAAATACCTAATAAAGTGTTATACTATCAATGTCCGTATATGTAAGAAACCTAACCATTAACGCTGGAGAAGATTTCAGTGAAGATATGGACATAGTTAAAACTAGTGGGTTGCCAGTTAATATAACTGGATTTAGTGCAGTATCACATTTAAGAAAATCCCCTAATAGTTCCACATATACTGGTATTGCAGTATCTTTTAGAAATGCTGAAACTGGAAAAATTACAGTATCAATAGCAAACACTATTAGTGCTTATATAAAACCTGGAAGACATGTATATGACATAATGCTTCTTAGACCTAACGGAACAAAAACTATTGCAGTAGAAGGAACTGCATTAGTTCGTCCAGGTATATCTACAGGATGTTTCTAATATTACTTTCTAAGAATTATGGCAGTCTTTACCTCTAACCTTGTAATACATACAGGAACCGATTTTGAACAAACCTTTGTATTTGAAGATGAAAATACTAATAGTGCATTAAATCTAAATGGTTATAGTGGATGTGCAAAAATAAAAAAATATCCATCATCAACGGCTTCTGCAAATTTTCTAATTAGTATTACTGGTCCAGATCAAGGACGTGCAAGACTATCCATAGGATCAACAATAACTAGTGAATTAAAACCAGGAAAATATTTTTATGACATGATACTAAAAGATCCAGAGGGAACTCTGGATCGAGTAATAGAAGGAGAAGTATTAATTAAAAAATCAGTTACTAGAATTTAAATTTAACGAAGTTTAGATGCAATCTTTGCAACTTTCATAATAACCTTACCCGTTCTACCAACCATTTGTCTTGTAAGTGGTGTAGGACCAGTTTTTAATCCTTTAGTAAAAGACCAAACTGGATTTGGAATCTTGGTAAGTTTGCCTGTTGCTTTATTTTTAATTCTACCAATCTTCTTAGCATCATCTTTAACGAGGTCAGTCATACTAGCAGTATCTTCCCAAGGAGTTTTACCCTTGTTCCACCAGGATTTTAGATCCTCGTTAAATTGTGCATATGTTTTCACTAAACCTACTCGTGTGGGATTGTATTACCATTTTCATCTTTTTGATGATGCTCATTTACAATACCTTGAATAGTTGTAGCATCCATTTCACTCATTACATATAGTGCTTCATCCATATTCTCAACTTGATTTGATTCTATTAGATAGTTACTAACAATATCAAAAGCATCATAGGATTCCATATCCATTACAGAAGTAACCCTATTTCTTTTGTTTCTTTCCTTTGCTGTGTTAGAATTTGGAAAGTCTTTTGCAAAATCATCCATACTATATCCACTTCCTTTCTTCTTGGCTTTTTGGAAAGCAGCATTCTTATCTCTTAACTTCTCAACTTTATCCCCACCAAATCTTTCCTTATTCTGTGCAATCATCTTGCCTCTAGCAGAATTAGGATTAACCTGTCCTTTACCAGAACCAATTGTTCTTGCTTTTGGTAACTCTTTACCACTAGGATTTGCTGGACGTGCAGGTATTATCTTTTCACTACCTGGTACAACTTTAGACTTAGGTTTCTCTTGACGATTATAAGGTGTTGGATCAATCTTTCTTATTGGTTTGTCACCTTTATTTTTCTTAACATAATCATCTACCTGTTTTGAGATATTCTTATCCTTAACAGCATCAGCACCACCCTTCACAAAAGTACCAACAGTACTAGCAACCTTCTTACCTGCCTTATATAAACCCTTAGCAGCACCAATAGCTAGAGGTACACCAACAAGACCTGCTCCACCAGCAATTGCTGCTGTAGGACCATATTTCTTGATAGCATTACCTACAGGTCTTAATGCATTACCAGCACCAGAAACTAATGCTTTACCTTTTTCAGCAACCTTACCACCAATCTTTTTACCAAGGTTAAGAGCTTCTTTTCCAGATCCCTTTAATCCTTTAAATGCAGGTGCAGCAACTTTTTTTAATGCACCAAGTGCTCTTCCTATTATTGCCTTTTCAACTAATTCTTGTAGGTTTGCTACTTGTTGAGAATTTTCTTCTAATATCTCATACTCTACACCATCAATACTTTCATTAAGTTGAGATGCTTCTATGTAAATATAATTCTCTGCAGCAACTGCAATCCTTTCTACAATATCGTCTGGATTCGCATTTAATGCATATTGAGCAATGGCATTTTCTGAATACCCTTCAGAGAACATAGTATCAATTAAAATTGCACTTGCTTCTGAAACTAATTGCTTATCTATAGGTTCAGAAATATTTTCATAGATATTCTGAATATCTTCTAGGTGCTTATAAGACATTTGTCAAACTATACTCTTACAAGTAATATTTATAATTATTATATCGTTCCTTTACTCCAGATCTCTCCAGGTTGTAACTCTAGGTTTAGGTTTTGCTGCAGATTTAAGAGCACCAGTAACTGTATTTCTACCTTGAGCTATTCTCTGCTTTGCCATTTGCTGAGCCCGTTGAGCACCAGTTAATTGTGGAGCAGGTTTTGCTACAGGTGCTTGTGTAACTGGTTTTGCTACAGGTGCTTGTGTAACTGGTTTTGCAAGTGGAGCAGTACCACCAGATCCACCAGTAGCACCAGCAAGTCCTTTAGCTTTCATTGCAGCATTAGCACCTGATCTTCCTCGTATTGGTCCTTTATTAGATAAAGCACTTCGTACAGCATTAATTGCACTACCTATAGGTTTTCTGACTGCATTACCTAACTGAATACCACCAGTTTTTACAGGTCTTTGTCTGTTACCTTGTCCACCAACCGTTCTTTGTGGTTGTGCTTGTGCTACAGGTCGTTGTGCTTGTTGTGCTTGTTGTGCAGGTCGTTGTACTTGTTGTGCTTGTTGTGCAGGTCGTTGTGCTTGTGGTGCAGGTCGTTGTGCTTGTTGTGCTTGTGGGGTACTACTCTGTGTTTGATTACTACTATCAGATCTTAATTTATTCATAAGTGCCCTACCATCAACCTTTACACTACCACTTCCTGGTCCACTAGATGCAATTTTATCAATATTAGCGGCAGCCCGTTGTGTTGGTCCAAGAGGTCTTGCTTGTGTAGTTTGAGTTGGTACTGGTTGTTGTGTAGAGTTATTATTAAAGGATGAAGATGGTGTCAAATTTGGATTTGACATCCTAGCACCTTTAGAAAAATCTGTTCCTGGATTTTCCTGTTTAAACTTATTTGCTTTATTAGTTAAATCTTGCTGACCCGCCTTATTCTTAAGATAAGTCTGTATAGCTTGACTTCTAAATCGTTCTTGAACATATTCAACTGATTCTTTCTTAGTCTTCCAAGGTGCAGATTGTCCTTTATTATAATCCTTTGTACTAGTTCCAAGTGATAATGGAGTAAAGTTATACTTACCTGAACTACCCTTACCTGGACCAGGTATTGATCCGCCACTAGTTCCACCACCAGTTATCTTTCTCTGATATTTTTTAGGTGTTTTAAGTTTTAATTTTTTATCAACTGAACCAATTATCTTATCAGCAAGATTACCAGCAAGCTCTGATCCAGCATAACCACCTGCTGCTCCAGTGACAAGAGAACCAATACCACCACCAGCAAGACCACCAGCAAGAGCACCACCAGCAAATCCTAAAGCACTAGCACCACCCTTTATGGCACCTCTAACTAACGAACCAGCTTTACTATGTCCTTTCCTTCTATATTGATCATATCCAAATGCAGTGTCTACAACACCAGCAAGTGGTTTACCAAGTACTTTCAGTGCTTTTTTACCTGTAATCTTAGTAAGGTTCTTTGATAGATTCTTTCCAAGTAAAGGATTAGCCGTTTTCCTGAAATCAGCAAATTTCTTTAAATCTCCTGCTCGTTTAGTTTGACTAAGTTTACCAAGTTTAGCACTATGTGTAACTAAATCTGATCCCTTAGTTCCACTTCTAGCAAGATCACTGGGGATCTTGCCAGCAAGATCACCACCTTTTTTGTAAGGAACAATTGCACTAGAAGTATCCTTTGCCGTTCCACCAAAAGTCTTAGCTCCAGTTTTTGGATCAATATTTATTATATTACCCTTATTAGTAATTCTACTAAATTTATTTTTAGGTGTATTTCTTACTTCAAGTGATTTACCAGTTTTAGCAACACCAGATTTCTTAGTAAAATCTTTAAATGTTGTATTTCCAGTAGTTCCACCTGCTCCACCACCAACATTACTATCCATTCCAGAAGCACCCCTCTGCATCTTAGCTAAGTAATCTGGATTTGGATTTTTAGGACCAGTACCAGGTACATCATATTTCTTTGTTCCTATATTATCAAAAGTTGTCCCTTTAGAAACTTTAGAAGTTTTCCAAGGATCCTTTATCTCACTTGCTTTCTTTTGTTTTATCTTTTCTATCGTCTGACGAAATGCTTTTGCTTTTTTAGAAACTTCAGATTGTTTTACCCCAATTGTTGTTGGTACAGGAAGTTTACCACCAGACTTTCCAATACGAGTTGGATTAGCACTTCCTACTCCAAACTTACCTTTTTTAGAATCAAGTGCTTTCTTTACATCAGATAACTTTGCTGCATTGGGATCACCCTTTGCTCTCCTTCCAGCATAGTCACTAGCATTTATCGAAGCTTCGATTTCTTTATATGCACGACTTGAAGGATTACTTGCTATTCTTCTAGCATCTGTTCTAATTTGACCTAACTCTGATTTTGGAATATTTCTTCTACTATATCCACCACGATTTAATGCAAAGTTCTCAACACCTTTTTGTGTTGCTTTACCAGTTTTAATATCTATACGTTGCTTTCTCTTTGCCTGTAATTCAGCATTCTTTTCCCAATTTAATTTACCAGTTCTTTTATTTAATTTACCTAAATCTCTTGCCTCATCACCTGCAAGAGTACCTTTAGGTTTAGTAACTTTTACTTCACTACCTTTAGTTGTATCACCTAATCTTGTTTTTCTTGATGATTTACTATCTAAACTATCATCTACACGAGAATATCCACCTTGCTTTGGATCAGTAGCATCCATCCTACCCTGAACCTCTGCAGGTCTATTGGTAGTTTTAACATCAACTGTAGGTTTTGTCTTTTTAACCTTTTTTTGTTTCTGTTGTTCTAATTCTTCTTTTTCTAATAAAAGATTACTAAAAGATTTCATCTTATAAACAGACGCTTTTTTTAGTATTTATAATTTAAATCCAGCGAAGGTGTCTTTCTTTACGTCTTGTTTAATACCACCAACAATATAAGACTCAACTTCAGTTTCTTGTGGTGCTACTTGTAGTCCTTTAGAACTAATCCAATGCTGTGTCCAAGGTAATGGATTATGACTTGCAGGAATATCATATACTGGTTTTAACCCAATAGACTTCATTCTCTTATTAGCAATCCATTCAACATACTGCATAAGAAGTTTATCATTTAATCCAATCATTGATCCATCTTTGAAAAGATACTCTGCCCACATCTTCTCTTCATTTACACAACGATCAAACATCTTATAAGTCCATTCCTCTTCTTCTTTCATTATTTGAACCATATCTGGATCATCACCCTTTCTCCAATTGTTTATTATGTTTTGGGTAATGGCGAGGTGTTGATTCTCATCTCTTGCAATGAGGGATATAATCTTAGCTGACCCTTCCATAAGTTTAAGTTCACCAAATGCAAAACTGCAAGCAAAACTAACATAAAAGCGTATACCTTCCAAGATGTTAACATTTGCTACTGCCCTATAGAGATGTCTTTTTAAATCTTTAATTGTCCATTCTGAATTAGGATGATTCCTCATATCAGGTGTCCAAGCACTACTCTGACCGTATTCTTGTGCATAGTTAATAAAAGTATCATAAGATTCGGTTACACTAGCAGCACGTTCTAATATTCTATCATCATTCAAAATCTTATCAAACACGTCAGAAGGATCTGCATACACATTCTTAATCACGTATGTATAAGAACGACTATGAATCATTTCCATAAATGACCACGCTTCCATACACGCCTCTAATTCGGGTAGAGAACAGTATGGAAGAAAAGCCATACCTGGAGCACGACCTTGAACAGAATCAAGCATTATTTGATACTTGAGATTTGATGTGTAGATATGTTTCTGTTCTGGACGTAGTGATTGATAATCACCTCTATCTTTTTGTAAGGATACTTCTTCTGGTCTCCAAAAGTATCCCAACTGTTGCTTTGTTAGATTTTCAAACTGTGGATATTTAAAATTATCATAACGTTGAACACCAAGGGGTTTACCAAAAAACATTGGTTGTTTTTTCGTATCGACATCTTCAGTGTTGAAGACAGTCATTCCTTTCACTTCTGCCATTGACTTTTTTTCTGTTGATGATTTTCTAAATTGCACAGGATTCACATTCCTCTTGAGTTTCTAACTCTGATATTAAATTATCTAATCTAGTCGAACCTTGAATACCCACCTCATTAGGATTAGAAACTGATAAATCAACCTCATCAGTTTTAATATCATAAGTATTCTGGTAATAAGAGGTCTTCCAACCGTACTTATATGTAGTTAAAAAGTCGTTTGCCATTACACTTGTTGGAACTTCTCCCTCATCAAAATGTTGTGGATTATAAGACCAGTTTCCAGAGATTGCCTGATCAAAGAACTTCTGCATTACTGCAACCACATTGATATATCCAGTATTGTTTGGCATATCCCAAAGAAGAGTATAATTGTTCTTTAAAGTATTATAGGAAGGAACTATCTGTTTGAGTGGTCCTTTCTTCGATTTCTTAATAGAGAGATATCCTCTAGGTGGTTCAATACCATTAGTGGCATTACATACAACAGAAGAAGACTCTGAGGGCATTTGAGCAGATAGAGTGCTATTACGAATACCATACTGTTTTACTTCCTCTCTAAGTGATTCCCAATCACAATTAAGATTATTAGGAACTAATTCATCAACATCTTCTTTGTAAGTATCAATAGGAAGAATACCTTGAGAATACTTAGTTCTATCCGAATACTCACAAGCACCTTTCTCTTTTGCAAGATTAACTGATGATTTAATCAAATTATATTGGAAGACCTCAGTAAGATCGTGGATTAACTTCCACGCTTCTGGATCTTCGTACTTAACACCTTGCTTGGCGAGATAGTGTGCGAGTCCAATAAAACCAACTCCCAAGGATCTTCTTGCCTTTGTAGCGATCTCTGCTGCTCTGACGGGATATCCTTGAAAATCAATGAGTTCATCAAGGCTCCGAATACTAAGATCACAAAGAAGCTCAAGATCCGAAACATCCCTAATTTTGCCAATATTAATAGCACTAAGGATGCAGAGAGCAATTTCTCCAGTTTCATCGTCAATATGTTGTATAGGTTTAGTTGGTAGAGTAATCTCTTGGCATAGATTGCTCATCTCTACCTTATCCAAGAAGGATGAGTGAGAATTACAATGATCTATGTTCATCAAGTATATTCTACCAGTTTCTGCTCTTTCTTTCAAGAGGTCAAGAATTAACTCTTGAGCACCGATTGTTTTTCTTGGAATAGACTCGTCTGATTCGTATCGAGTATAGAGTTCGTCAAAGGAATCGCTACCAAAAGCGTCATACAGCCCAGGCACATCATGAGGGCTGAATAGAGTAATAGGTAGGTTTTGGATAAATCGCTCATAAAATAATTTGCTTAATTGGATTGAGTAGTCGAGTTTTCTGACTCTGTTGTCTTCTGTTCCTTTGTTGTTTTTGAGTACCAAGATGTCGCTGATCTCTTGATGCCAGATAGGAAAGTGGAC